GCAGCACTCATAGAACCCATAAAAGATATTGCAGTTGATCCTATTGCTAATGCTAATGGTAATCCCATACTAAAATGCTACCTCTACTATCATTCCATTAATTTGTAAATCTAAAGGAAAAGATTGCGATACTGTGACTCTTGGGTCACGACTATATCCTAATAATCTAAATTCTTCTTTACCAGTTATAGCAGTTCTATCTGCTGACATATCATCTGTAACATTTCTTATAACTAAATCTCTTGTTGTAGAAGTAGTATTAGGACCACTTACACTAACAGCAAGTGTTTCAAATAAATCTAATGTTACTTTTGGTATTTGTCTAGGCTCTCCAGTCAAAGGTCCTCCTTGTATCTGTGCATCTATAGGTAATGTTTTAAGTGTAGGTGTAAAAGCATAACCAATAAATGCTTGTGTTATTCCAGTTTTAACACTACTAACATCTATTTGTCCACCTGATACTGTAAATGTACCAAGAAAGTCATTGCCATTTGTAGCTTTTACAGTAGCACCATTACTAAAATGTGATGTTAAACTACCAAACACACTAGAACTACCACTAAAAGTATTACAAAAATCCATTGGCATATCATCTTGAAACTCCTCAAGAAATAACTTTGTTGTGCCTGAGCCATCATCTCTAGCACACACAACAAATAATCTTTCATGTACTGCACATATACTATGCCATAATCCTTGTGTATTCCATAAACTCCACCCTGCTTTTTGATCTCCTCTTATAGAATAAAAAACAGCAATAGTACCATCATTATTAATTAAAAAGGCATAAGACTCACTTCTATTCAAAGCACCTTTAATAGAAGTTTGTTGTACTGGATCAAGTATAAGATGAGGTGCAAGACCTGATACTGCAACAGAAGTATAAGCACCTTCTGCATCTGTAAATAAAAACTCTCTTAATGCACTGCCAGTTTTTTGTATAAATAAAGTTGCACCATCAAATACTGTTGGTCTTACAAAACTACTACCAAAAGGTGTCTGTCTTCTTATCTGTGCATTAGCAGGTGTAACTGGTTTATTAGATATAGTAGGAATAAACAACTCAGCTCCAGTAGTAAATATCTGTAAATCTCTATTAGATACTAAATGTCGTATAGAAAATATCTCACCAACATTAGCAGTCAAATCTAAAGCATCATTATCTTCTGCATCACCAATATCAAAATTAAAAAATTGTCCTGACTTTGAACCCCAAATACCATCAGGCTGTGCTAATGTGCCACCAAACCAAAGTCTATTTTGATGAAATGTTACAGCAGCAGGATACCCTCGAAGAGCAGAATAGCTTTGTTCACTAAACTCAGTTGTTGCAGCACCAGTAATTATTCTTGCTCTACCTCCACCAATAGCACTAGATGAAGCAGTTGCACTACTTCCTGCTGTAAATTCAAATGTATTTTCATCAGGTACAGCAGTTATTGTTCTACTTCCATTTATATTACTATTAGCAATACCTCCAACTGCACCTGCTCTTTCTACAGTAATTGATGCACCAGTTGCTAATCCATGTAATGCTTTTGTAACTCTAACTGTGCCACTACCTTCAAAAACCTCAATACTATCTGTCTCAAGTTGTTGTCTTAATGTTCCTTGTATAGTTGCAGTTACTTGTGTTGCACTTGTAAAACCAGTTATTCTTGCTCTTGTTTCACCAATAAGTAAATCAATACCTACATGACTAGAAAGAAAATAATCTGCTGATGTAGTAAGAGTTACACTACTTGTTGTGCCACTAGCAGCAATCGTCATGCCTAAAGGCTGAAAACTAAAATATGGCTGAAATATGTCATTACCATCTCTTGATGTATCAAAGTTAAAAGTAGATATAGTAAATGTTGTAAGACTAGTTCTTTCTAATATTCTTGTTTGAAATGTATTATGACATATAAACATTAGATCACCTTGCTGTGCAAAAGTAATCTCTTCAAGATAAGGGTCTGATGTTGTGTTAACTAACCATGATTGACTTGTTAAAGATTGTATAGATGACACAGTTCCATCAGTAGGACTAATCTGAAATATTTCTATCCTTGTGTTGCTAAATGCTATTATATATTTCTCATCATCTGAGAATATAAATGGTTCTATTCTTACACTTTGTCTTAAACTTGCTAGTGCTGTAAAAGAAGGATTACTACCAAAGTTATGTATTCTTTTAGTTCCAGTTCTTTTTTTTAAACCACCTTCTGATCTAATAAAAAAGTTTCTAACTTCTTCTGCTGCATTTGTATATACTTTAGTATCTGTTCTTGATGTCAAAGCAGGACTAACTTCACCAAACTGAAAGTTATTTAATGGCACTCTTATTCTTGCCATTTAACTTCTCCTATCAGTAATAAATCTTCTTGTAGATAATCTTCTTGAAGTCTGTTGTTGTGAGTCTAGATTTCTAGCTTTTGCTAATAGTTGTTGTGCTTTCTGCTCTATTCTAACCATCAAGCCATCATCTCTTGCTATAGATGTAGCAAAGATAGAAGCTAAAGCATACTCTACCGCTAAAGAAAAATAACTTGGAAATGTATTTTCTTTTGCTCTAAAAGTAAAATCAGCAATCAAAGTATCTTGTGTAGACTGATCTGAAAATACCTTATCTCCATAGACAGTAAAATCTACTAAATTATCATTAACTGTTATAGTATGAACTACTAAAGTATCTGTAGGAAGTTGATGTGCAATAGTAAATCTGCCAGTTGGTGCATCTGTTAACTGTGCCAACTCAGCTTGTTCTGTAGCAAATCTCCATCTTGCACTAGATAAAGTTGCTCTAACAACATCTTCATACATATTTGTTGCAACAACTGCTTCACTACTATCATCTCCAAAACTTGTAATAGGTTCTGCACCAATAAGTATTAATGCTCTTGAAGCTATGTCGATTGCTGAATTTGCTGCAGTACTTGTTGTCATATAAGATGAGGGGGATTACTCCCCCTCCCTTTTAATCACTATCGGCTGTACTTAAGTCTGAACCATCACCACAGTCTATTGCTGTGGCTGATACAGATTTAACTACTGTAGCAGATAAAGTTTTATGGGTTGAATTAGCATCACATATAAGAACAACATCACCTTCTTTCATCATTCCTAATGCTGATTGACCATTCATCTCACCACCAGTTGCATCTGCTGTAGAAAAGTAGTTCGCTGCTCTTACTACAGATAAAGCATCATTTGAGGTGTAGTACCATAGATTAACACCACTACCACCTGCTAGTCGTGTTAAGTTACTTAAATCTAAAGCCATAATCTACTCCTTATGAATTGTTATCAAGAACTTCATATACGCCATTGTCATCAATGACAGTAGCACCCATTGACATCATTGAAGTTGCCAAGTGTGATACTTTTTCAGCGACATAATTTAGTTCTGTTGTTACATCTGCACCAATACCAAGACCTATAGCAGTTGTATGATATGCAATATTCTTACCTGCTGTGATTGCAGCAGTTGAAAATATCTTGAATCCTAAGAACTCTTTCATTGTCATACCACCTGCAAAAGGTAGGTTTTGCTCACCAACAAAGTCTGATGATGCAAACTCATTAATTAAAAATAAGTCAGCATATCCTTTTGGGTGCATAGCTAAATATCTTTGTCCATCTTCAGGGATATTAGCAGTACCAAAAGTTTCAAACAATGATAACAAGTCAGCTTTTTCTAATGCTGAACCAGTATCATGGATTTGAGATGAGTTAGCACCTGAATCCATAGCTGTGTACAACAACTCATCAGTCTTACGACCTAGAGCAGCAGCAGCACTTGTTGCTATTGCTTGTCTTTCATCAATGTTAGTCTTTAACTCATCTAACTTATCGATAAACTCTGCAGCAAAAAAGTCTTGCATTGTTACACTTACATTAGTGTGAGCTAGTTCCATTGGTGTTACTTGTCCATTTCTGGACTTTGTTGTTGCAGTTCCAGTACCAATCTTTTGAAATCTTACTGTGTTTCCATTCACATTACTTACTGTACGAACAGTATTTCTAAGTTTACTGCCCATTCTCTGATAAGCTAAATGAACTTCTGTTTCGAACTGCGTAATAAAGGCTTGATCTATTGTGTTAGCCATTACACTCTCCTATTAAAAGTTATTTACATTTCCAGTTATCTACTCTTTGTGTCATCTAGTTATCCAATAGGGCTATCAACATTGAATAGGCTGTTCTTCTTTATTTATCAAAATTTTATCGCCTTTGCAACGAACAAATCGAAAAACCTTAAAACTATTTAATTTTATAGGTGGTGTTATTAACTCAAAACCTAAAAACTGTAGCCAATTTATAGTGTCTTTATGATCTGCAGGTACAACATTTTCTAGTTGATAATACTGTTCTTGATAATAATTTACTACAGATTGTGACCATCTTATAAACTTACGACCTCTTTTTTCTATTTCATAACTGCCAAGAAGCCATATACGACCTATCATCATTTCCATAATTGGATTAACACCAAACATACAGATAGGCTGACCATCTATGATACAAGTATAGTTCTCACCTTTTTCTCTAACACCTGACATTAAGGCACGAAAAGGTGATGCACCATGTATTATACATTCTCGTACATCACTATCTCTTAAATTATGTTGTAATATATTAGCGTGTTCTGATGTAGCTTTAGCAATACTAAATCCATCATAAACACCTTCACCCATAAAGTTTCTTAAACTTGGCTTCAACATCTCTAACATAATTCATATCTCTTTGTTTATTATCCCAGTATCTAGGATCACGCATTGCTGCTTCAAGATCACCTTGCGTTAGTTGACTTGGTTGCGAAACTTCTTGCTGTGGATTTATGCCTTTCATTTTTTCTTGTATAAGTTCTAATGCCATTATACCTTCTTTACTTGTACCAAGCTGTGCTACAGCATCTTGCATTTCTGCAGGAAAAAACTTTTGCATAAACAACTGTGCAGATTCTACTCTTGCATTTGCATTGTCACCTAATGAAGCTCTTACTTCATCAAGATTAGGCTGTGGAGTATGCTCTGCCCATTTATGTATACCTTCATCAAACTCTTCTTGTGATAATCCATTATTCCAAGAATAATCTGCCCACCATTTAAGTAGAGGATTAGTTGCTGCTTCTGCATCATCTAATATTTTAGGTATCTGATAATCTCCTGCACTAGCAGGTCTATTAGAATAGGCTTCAGTTTCTAATTCTTGTAGCAATCCATTTTTAATATCCTCTTCTTTTTTACCTTTCCAAGACTCTAACTCGGAGTATGATTTAGCCATATCTTCCCATGAGTTAAACTTTTCAGGTAACCCTTCAGGTCTAGATGTGGCTACTGGGTCTGCTACTGATTCAGTTGTGGGAGGATTACTTATCACATCTGA